GTATTTACAGTTTTATACTGTAAAATAAGGAGCAAAGATGAAAATTGACGCAGAGCCTGAATGGTTTAAAAGTCTGAACCGTCATGCCTTAAACAGCCTCTCCCTCAATAACAAGCGTATCGTTAATGGTTCCGAGGAAATTCGAGTGAATCCCGCTTACGAGAATAAATCGGACGAGGACATCCTGGGTGAACTCTGGGATATACTCCAAGGCGACGGCTTGACTCCTGAGCTTCTGAAAATCGAAGAGGCTAACGCGGCGAAATTTGGACCCCGCAGCATCGCAGAGCCGTGGGAAGTTCGCAAGGCTTCTTTGTATGCTTACTTCGAGGGTAAGTCAGACTACGATCCTGGTGGTTTTCCCGACGTTGGGGGTGGCAGGCTTAGGCCCACTACACTATCTGTCGCCGGAGAGAACCTAATTAAGTCCACATCTGCAGGTCTCCCCTACATGCGTAAGAAGGGTCTTGTGTTGGACGATGCGATTAAATCGCAGCCGGGTCAGGTGGACCTGTTTCCTTGTGTACTGTATACGAGGACGCAGGAGCAGCGAAAGACGAGAAACGTGTGGGGGTATCCGATCTCAGACCTCCTCAGAGAGCAAAGGTTCTTTTATCCTTTCTTACAATTGGAGAAGAAGTTACCGATGCGAAGTGCCCTTATAGGACCTGACGCCGTGGACGAAGCGGTAACGAGGCTGCTTTTGATGAAACGGCCATCCGAGCTGGTGGTTTGCATGGACTTCTCGAACTACGATGCAAGCATTACACCGGAGCACGCACATAGGGCATTCAGTTACGTCGCAGCTGCTTTTCAGAGTGAAGCTCACGCTGATCTCAACCAGGTATATCGGAGGTTCGTCACCATACCTGTGTTCACACCTGACGGGGAAAGTAGTGGTCCGCATGGCGTGCCATCTGGGTCCTCATGGACTAACACCATCGATTCACTTGTGCAGTGGCAAGTGTCAGGTGTTGACGTGGGTCGCAGCCAGATACAAGGTGACGATGGCCTTTACCTCCTAGGAGAAAGTGAGCATGGCGACTTATTACACCGATTTGATGAGGCTGGTCTCAAGGTTAATACGGATAAGTCGCAAGTTTACGATGATCAGCAAGC